AAGATAAAATAAACACAATTACAAGCAATTATGAAGGGGCAGGCATTCCTGCTACGGAAAAACGGCTTGCGTTAGCTAATCTGATTGGCAAAGATCAGGGGCTTGGACAATTCGCGTCTAGTGGGTTTGATTCTAATGCAACCCCATCACCAGCATATGCCAACAATGTGCCATTACCTCCTTCAAGACCAAGTGAATTAAACCAAGTGGCTAGTAACATACCAATGCCTGTAGCCAGACCAACAGATTTAAATGACCAAATGAGTCAAGCTGATATTATAAAAGCAATTATTGGCGGCGGACAACAAGCTTACAACCCTAAATATTTATTTACGGGCAGCACGGAGGATCCAGACGTGATCAGACAACAGCGACTGGCAATGAATTTGCCTCCGTATGCACACGGCGGATCCGTTGCAGATGACCATGTCAAGCATGCTTTGCGGCTTGCCCAATCTATGGGCCGCGGTAATGATTCTATTCTAGCTCACATTAATCCTAAAGAAGCTGCACTTCTTAAAGCGCATGGCGGATCTGGCAAAATTAACCCTCATACGGGATTAATGGAGTTTGATGATACCGATACCAAAGATACTAGCACCAGTGATAACACTGGCGGAATTGGTGGCTTTTTAGAAAAAATATTTGGCCCAACGCCTACAAATGAAGCAGAAAAATTAAGTTATTTACCGATTAACCCTAGCAATCCCGGTTTAGGAAATAGCACCTCTGATACTGGTGGCGCATCGAATTATACTGGGAAAACAGCAAATGATTTAAAAACGGTTTTAGGTTTTAATGAACCTAAAAGTCAGTTTGACACATCTAGCAAGTATAATAACCCAGATCCATTTATTACAAGTTCAGCTGCATCAGCGGCAGGAGCATCTGCCGATACAGCGCCCCAATATGATATTAAACCCAATTTAGCCGTATATAAACCACCATCTGATGCCGGAACGGCGGCAGGCTCGGCATCGACATATTACGACCCATTGGGGGCGGCAACCTTTACACCTGCTACGTATCCCGGCTCTACAACCTCTCCTGTGGTAGGGAAAGCATATGTTGATCCCACGTTAAACAACATCTACCAAACCAATTTTGGCCGTGATTACAACCCCGCAAGTGACCAGTATTGGGGCAATCAACTATCACTTGGTAATGAATCGTTTGGTAACAAAGCCAAGCTAATTCAAGACATTACAGGCGGCGCACAAGGTTCAGACCTTGACTATTATAATAAAAATGTAGTTAATCCTGCATTAAGCAATATTTACCAAACTAACTTTGGCCGCGCCTATGACCCTACCAAGGATCAATATTGGGGTAGCCAACTTTCACTTGGTAATGAGTCATTGGGCAATAAAACCAAGTTAGCTCAAGACATTATAGGTGGCGCACAAGGGGCCGATTTAAATTACTATAATACTAATGTATTAAAGCAGCCTGCGCCAACTCCGGTAGCGCGTGGCGGCGTGCCAAGTCAGCATCACGGGCATAACGATGCTGTAGCCAATGCTTTAAGACTGCTTTTGGGGAAATAAATGCCTGTTGTCGAAACGGGTAAAACAAGGTAATGTTTGGTCAAAATAGCTGCGTCGTTGCAGTATTGGAGCAAGTCAATGCGTGAATATCGTAAAGCCGCAGGTGAAGCCGCAGAGCGCCGTCTGAAGAATATTCAGAGCGGAGAACCACATACCAAGGTGGATTCTTCGTCATGGTCGCCACCTGACATGCTTGAGGCCGATAAGCAAAATGGTATGCGTCCAGTTAGCAAGCGCCAGTATAAGTCTGGTGGCAAGGTTTTGGGTGCCCACACTAAAAAGCGCGCTGACCGCAAAGCCCGTAAAGAGGGTGGCCGTGCAATGTCGGTGGATGGATTTCTTAACCGCGATGACAAGATGGCTAACGATGAACGCGCTGGCGTCAAGAAAATCGGCGGCATGAAACGCGGCGGTGGGGCTAAACACAAAGAAACAAACCGTGAACATAAGGCAATGGGTGGGATCCCTAACGTATCCAATATGCCAACAGTTATGCCACGTCGTTCTGTTCGTCCCGGCGCAGCAATTGTGCCTAGCAATGTTTTGAATAGACCTCGTGCAGGTATTTCTCCAATGGCTGCTAAGAAGGGTGGCCGCATTCATAAGCAGGTAGCTGGCGGAGTATCGGAAGACGATATTACAAAGCTGATTCGCGCCGATGAAATTATGAATGCTCAGAAGGGCCGTGGTTTACCAACGCCTCCTGCTCCAATGCCGATACCTCGTCCAGCGGATAAATACACTGGACCAAAACCAACTGGGAATCCCGGCCCCGGCCAGAAGCGCGGCGGTAAAGTGCGCGCACACCATGCCAAGGGCGGCGCTGCGCATTCCGATGAAGCGCAAGACAAGAAGTTAATGCACAAAATCCTCAAGCCAAAGGCATTTAAGGCTGATGGCGGTGCTATGCATCACAAGGATTGCTCATGCAAGATGTGCATGGGTGGTCGCGCAGGTAAAGCAGAAGGTGGCGGCGAAAAGTGGATTCAGGGCGCTATCAAGCATCCGGGTTCGCTTCATAAGGCACTTCATGTTCCCGCTGGTGAAAAAATTCCTGCCAAGAAATTGGAAAAGGCTTCTCACAGCGAAAATCCAAAGTTAGCTAAAAAGGCTAACTTAGCTAAGACGTTGAAGCGTATGCACCATGCAGATGGTGGCGAAGCTGGTCGTGGCTTGTATGTACGTCAGGGCTATCCTCATGAAGTTCCCGGCGTTGATGGTGGCCGTATTGCTCGCAAGCATGGCGGTTCAGCCAAGGGTAAGGGCAAGACCAATATTAACATCATGATCCACCCACATGGCGCTGAAGGTGCTGCACCTCAGATGCCTCCAATGCCTCCACGTCCAATGCCTCCAGCACCTCCAGCAGGTGGTATGCCTCCGGCTCCGATGCCTCCAATGGGCGCTCCAATGGGTGGCGCACCGATGCCTCCAATGGGTGCAGCTCGCCCCGGCATGCCTCCAATTGGTCGCAAGCACGGCGGGAACATCCCAGCAGGCATGAAGACCACGCACATTATTGACAATGCTGCTGGTGGGGGATTGGGCCGTCTTGAGAAGATTAAAGCTTACGGTTTAGATTAAACTGTTTAGGTTTTAAATCTACCATAGGAATAGATACCATGCGGTGTGTATATATACCGCATGGTACAAACATATAGCAGCCTCTTAGAGTATGAAATTGGACGCCTCATCGACGAGGCGATTTCCGATGAGCTTGCTATTCTTGCCAATGGCAACGTCGAAGACATCAAAGATTACAAATTTAGAGTGGGCATAATTCGTGGCTTTCAAAGGGCCAAAGAACTTATGCTTGAAGCTGACCATAATATCAAAACAGGTGAAAGAGGATAACATGCCGTATACACGGATGCACCATGACGTAGACCCTAAGGAATCTATTCTTAAAGAATTAGGGGATATTTCTGGGATAGAAGTATTTAATACTCATGTTTTAATTGCAACATATGTCCGCCCCAACAAGACAAAAAGCGGCATTCACTTAACCGATAAGTATGTTGAAGAAGACAAATATCAGGGAAAAGTGGGTCTTGTAGTTAAAAAAGGACCGTTAGCATTTGTTGACGAAGAGCAAGATTGGTTCAAAGGCGTTGAAGTTAACGTCAATGACTGGGTTTTCTATCGCCCATCTGATGGCTGGTCGATGAATGTGCATGGCATCCAGTGCCGTGTGTTGCGTGACATAGACATTCGTGGCCGCATCCCGGCTCCCGATGCTGTTTGGTAAGGAATAGTTTCACATGGAACAAGTAGAAGACGTAGTTCTTGAGGATACCCCAGAGGTAACTGTTGAAGAGAACAAACCAGAAACAAAAATTGCCGCTAACGATTCGCAAACGCCAGAAGACGGTATTGCCGAATTAAAAGAACGGTTAGAAACGGAAAAGCGGCTACGGTTAGAAGCTGAAGCACGCGCCCATCAAGCACAAAATACCGCTACAAAGGCAGCGGCAGAGGTACAGGACAGCAATCTGCACCTTATTAATAGCGCAATTGATAAGATTAAGCGCGAATCTGAGTATATGAAAGCGCATTTTAAGCAAGCAATGGCTGCTGGCGATTATGATGCTGCCGCTCAAGTGCAAGAAAACATGTCTCTTAATGCAGCTAAGCTATTACAGCTGCAAAATGGCAAATCTTCGCTTGAAGAAAGACTTAAAAATCCACCGCCAGTTGCTCCTCAAACTAACGACCCTGTTGAACGGGTAGCTTCGCAGCTATCGCCACGTTCAGCGGCATGGGTTCGCGCTCATCCACAGTGTGTCACTGACCAACGGTTATATCAAAAGATGGTTGGGGCGCATAATATTGCTATGGCGGATGGCTATCAGGTTGATTCTGATGACTATTTTGGCTTCATTGAGCAGCAAATGGGCTTTAGAAAAGCCCCACCACCCGTCGATGATGGCGAGGACGTTGCTTTGTCTGTCGCAGCGGCACCTACGCAGAAAAGAACATCACTTCCTGCGGCCCCAACTACCCGCACAGCATCTGGGACACCAAGCAAATCACAAGTTGTCAGGTTAAGCGCCGAGATGCGCGACATGGCTTCAATGATGGGCATGACACCAGAAGATTACGCTAAAAACATGGTCGCGCTTCGCAAAGAAGGCAAACTTAATTGATAGGAGAGCCAAATGGCTGACAATGAACCAAAGCTAACCAAGCTTACGTCTAAAAAAGCACCGTCTGATATTCGCCCCGCAGTTCATGCGGATATCAGAGAAGAAAGCCCAGCACAGCGCGCCGCCAAGCGTGTTGCGGAAATTCGCGCCCATCGGCAGGGTTTGGATTTAGAAAATACGGACCAATATTTTATTGATCCTCGGATTGTTCCAGAAGGATGGTCATATGAATGGAAGCGAAAATCCATTTATAATCAAGAAGATCCGTCTTACCAGATTAAATTGGCTGACGGCGGCTGGACACCTGTTCCAGCCAATCGGGATGCCCGTCATAAAGCATTAATGCCAACGGGAAATTACAATACAATTGAACGCGATGGCATGATTTTAATGGAGCGACCAAAAGAGTTGACAGATGAAGCAAAAGCTATAGAATTGCGTCGTGCTAGGAATCAAGTGCGTGCAAAAGAGCAGCAACTTAGCACAACACCTGATGGAACTCTTTCACGCGACGATGCTCGTGTAAGACCGCAGGTGAAGAAATCTTACGAAGCGATGCCTATTCCACAGGAATAAGGACGCTTCTAACCTGCCCTGTGGGAGGCGGGTTATCTTGTCGGGGTTGGCAGTGCTTGGCGCATAGCAACCTCATCACTCAGGAAAAATTGCTATGGCTAATACGCAAGCGTATTTTGGCTTTACGCAGTATCAGGGTGGTGCGGGTGGCGCTCCTACGTTTGCCCAATCTGTCCGTCGTATTGCGTCAGGCAACAGCACTGCTATCTACACTGGCGACCCAGTAATGCCAGTTGTTAGCACAGCTAATGGTTACATTACTCAAGCAGCACCGGGCACGACTACTCTTGCTGGTATTTTTGTTGGCTGCAAATACCTCAACACCTCTCTTGGCCGCACCGTTTGGTCTAACTATTGGCCGGGTTCGGGTGCAACAGGTGACGTTGAAGCTTATGTCATTGATGATCCGAATGCTCGTTTCATCGTTCAGACAAGCACAACAGCTTTCCCAATCACTGGCACATTGTCCAGCCAGACTTCCGGCGTTCAGGGACAGTATGCTCAGTTCTCCATTGGTACGGGAAACACGTCAACTGGTCGCTCAGGTGCGTATCTCTCGTCAGTCGGTACGACTGTTACCTTCCCATTCACCATTGTGGACTACCAAGTTGGTTTCCAAAACGGTGGCGACCCAACCAGCCAGTACTGCAACGTGATCGTTGGCTTCAACAACGAAATCTTCCGCAGCAACGGCGCTGGCCCAACTGGCATCAGCTAAGGAGTAAGGTGTTATGGCTGTTAATCTAAGTCAGATCAGAGACCTTCTCCTCCCCGGCCTCCGTGGCGTTGAAGGCAAGTACGAAATGATCTCGTCGCAATACGACAAGATCTTCACGAAGCACGAATCAAAGATGGCTCTGGAACGCACTGCTGAAATGCGTTACCTCGGCCTTGCACAGCTCAAGACCGAAGGTGGTCAGACGGCTTTTGATTCGAATGCTGGTGAGCGTTTCGTTTGGAACCAAGAGCATACTGAAATTGCTCTGGGTTACGCGATTACCCGTAAGGCAATTGACGATAACCTCTACAAGACCCAGTTCATGCCATCTAACCTTGGCTTGGTGGAATCATTCCAGCAGACTAAGGAAATTTATGGCGCGAACATCCTTAATACGGCACAGACGTACAACGCAGCAGTTGGCGGTGACGGTGTAGCACTTTGCTCCACGGCGCATCCAATTGACGGTGGTACGGTTGCTAATACGCCTACAACTCAGGTTGATTTGAACGAAGCTACGCTACTGAATGCAATGATTGCAATCCGTGCTAACTTCAAAGATCAGGCTGGCTTGAAGATCTTTGCTCGTGGCCGCAAGCTCATCGTTCCTCCGCAGTTGGAACCAGTTGCAATTCGTCTTACGAAGACTGAATTGCGTCCCGGTACTGCAGATAACGACGTCAACGCGATCATGATGACGGCAGGCGGACTCAGCGAAGGCTACATGGTCAACGACTTCTTGACCTCGTCCTACGCTTGGTTCCTCCTCACCAACATCGATGGCTTGGCGTATATGGAGCGCATTAAGTTTGAAACAGACATGCAAGTAGATTTTGTCACTGACAACTTGCTTGTTAAGGGCTATGAGCGTTACTCGTTTGGTTACTACAACTGGCGTGCAATCTACGGCTCGTTCCCAACCTCGTAAGGAG